AAAGAAATGTCCTTCAGAGGATGTAGATCCACAAGCATGGGAAGCAAGAGATGTTTTACAGAAATGGGAATTGTTTAAGACCAACACTATCTTTACTAAGATTTCCTATTTAATTTCTGCAGCAATGTCTCTCACGGTTTGTAAAGTCAAAGAGATTGAATGGTCTCTTTTTGGATTGCAGTTAGTTGCTATTGAAGCAGCACAAGCTCAATTAAAAGCAGTCGATGTGATTGATGCATTAATTACCACTTTTATGTGGATGGCTGAAACAGGATATAGAGTTTTCAAAGAGAAATCTTTGATGCCTCTCCTGTATTCAGATAATAAGATGCAGAAATTTAATGAAGACTGTGATTATGTTGTAGCTCATGCTGAGCAAGTTCTTGCTGGCAATGGTGGCAATGTACAAGATTTTGAACATAAATGTGATGACGTTTTGCGTCAAGTTGCTGAATTGAAGTCTGTTAGGACTAATGGCCCAACAGCTATTTGGTTACAGCAACGATATTCACAATTAGTAGATATTAAGTATAAGATTGTTGCCAAGCATAGAAATACTGCAATCCGTTTTGCACCTTTTGGAGTCGGTTTAACCGGTCCATCAGGTGTTGGAAAATCAACTTTGAGCAAGTTAGTTATGAAAACTTCCTTACATGCTATGGGTTTTGAGACAGATCCGAAGAGAATTATTACAAAAGATATGTTTGATAAGTATGATTCTACTTATACTTCGGATATTCTCGGAATGTTTATGGATGATGTAGGAAATGGGAAATCTGACTTTGCTCAAGTTTCACCTACGGACATTATTATTAAATTTTTCAATAATATGGCCGCTCAAGCAGTTAAGGCTGAACTTAACGCAAAAGGAGTTGTTTTTATTGCGTTTAAGGTTGGTGTTCTCACTTCGAATTTTGAAGATTATCAAGTGAGATGTTACACTAATAAGCCTGAAGCTGCGCTTCGTCGATTTGTTCATACACGTGTACGAGTCAAGCCTAAATTTCGAGTTCCGGGTGGTATTTCGTTGAATACGGACCATCCTGAACTTGAGAATTGTGATTTGTGCAAAGATGTATGGGAATTAGATCTGGAAGAATGCTTCATTTATGAAAAGAAAGAAGGAGTAGAAGCATATAAATTCCAGATTTTGGACGTGAAATTGCGTGATGGCACTGTTGTTCATTGTAAGAATTTGGATTTACCAACTTATCTTGATGTTATTATTGCTTTGGCAAGAAAACATAAAAAGAAACAAACAAATGTTGTTGGTAGATCTGAAAAATTTGATGCAATGGAAATGTGCGACGAATGTTCACGTCCAATGCCCATGTGTAAGTGCAAATTGGAGCCCCATGGATTTGAAGCCCTCGGAGATATAGTTATAGATGCAGCCAAGAGTTCAGTCACAAGTTATGTAAATAAGTGGCTGAGCCCTGTGAATTTTTTGAACTATCTCTGTGGTTTTAGACCAATTAAAGGTATGGCAACAAAACAGCTAGCAGGAGAGATGACGCAGGTTATTAATCAAACTGCAACACCTTTTATGGTGTCAATTACTCCTGATTGGTTGTTTAGAACTCGTGTTTTCCAAAAATCGATTGAGTTGTGGCAACACTCCGCAGCTATGTACGATTTGCGAAAACAAATGAAGTTCTGTTCCATACTAGGAACTGGGTGTGTAGGTTACGGTCTTCTGACAAGAAATTCGAAGACGACTGGACTTGCACTAGGAGGTTCCTGGATTGTTTCCATGGGTTTGTGGGCACAATATAGAGCACGTATTAGGCATTATAAAAATGAATATTTAGCACGTAGGGATGCGCTCCCTGCATGTGCAAAAGAAGTTCGTGATAGTTATGTCACAAAAGGTGCTTTTGTTGTGTCCTCTTTGGTAGTCGGATTGAAACTTTTCCAAATGTGGAATAAGAATCGTTTAGCGAAGAAAGAAATGCTTGATCCAGCAGGTCTCTCTAAAGAAGAAATGGAGAGTAGTCCTGGTTGGTTTGGGTTTATGATGAAAACTCTTGGAGTTCAGGTGGAAACATCTGAAGCTTCGAAAAGAGCTCATCCTTCGCATTTGATTTCCACTTTGGAAAAGAGCAATTTATTCTGGGCCGAATTTGAACGTAAAGATGGTTCCAAGACACGTTGTAATATTTTCTTTCCAAGAAAGAGCGTTGCTTGGTTTCCGGAACACGTTTTTTATAAAGATTCGAACATGTGGAACAAACCTACTGAGTTGTTGAATGTGAC